GAGCATTGTACTTAATCGACGTTACATTTTCTCTAGTTTTTCCACCTGTAGCAACGGCTACTGTAGTTAGAACGATATTAGCGTAAGAACCTATTTCGGTTATATTAAAAACACCACATCGATTAGCGTCAGACCCTGAAGATATTAAAGATTCTAATATAACAATATTACCATCTGTAACTTCTCGACCCAATACTCCATCACCAAACGTTATTTCAAATTTACCTGATCTATCTTCTTCCATAAAATATACATTAGCTGTTGAATTAACAGCAGTAATATCTGAGGCTGCAGTATAAGGATAAACAAGTGTATTTGTGTTTGAGATTTGTATTGAAACACCTAAAGTTCCTGTATCTGAATTTGCATTTGGTAATGTAAACTTCTGTCTTAGATTAGATGTGTCTACAAGATATCTATGAGTCAAGGGAATACCTTGTTTCAATACCATCGAAGTAGCAACATACTGATTGTTAGCAGGTAATACAACTTTAGCAGTAGGATTAGTAAATGTATAAGTAGTATTTTCTAATTCACTAGTAAAAATAGTATGTTTTGGTATTATAACACTTGAGGGAGCATCATTTGGAAATATTTGAACAGTTACTTCAGCCCTCGCCGCAGTAATGGACTTAGGAACATAACCCATCGTTCGTGCTCTTGAAACAACCGAACTTCGTAGTGATGCTGTTTCTAAAAACATTTCATTGGCTAACATGTTCATATAAAAAGCGTTGTAATGTGTGTTATAAGATAAAATATCTAATAACACATCCATAGATGAACCTTGGAAATTATAATTTTTAAATTCGCTTTGACTTTGCAGAAATGCTACAATATTAGTTTTAATATCATTAAAGTCTAATTCTGATATATTAAGTTTGCTCGTTGCGTCAGGCATTAGCTTGTCCTATTCAAATAGGTGGTAAATGTGTACTGTTCATTCAATGATATTATAAAATAGGTAATTGTTATAGTATATTGATTATGATCTTCGTCAGGTAGTATTGACACGTTGACTAATTCAATTCTTGGTTCTAAAGCGGTTATTGAATTTTCTATTGAACGTTGAATGTTTGACGTTGTAATATCATTCATAGGATCAAATAGATATTGTTCTACATTACAACCTATTTCTGGTCTAAAAACTCTTTCATAATGTTTAGTATTAATAATAGTCTGAATGGATTGCTTGATGGCATTTTCACCCTTTACTTTCGTTAACTCTCCCGTTATAGGATGAGCCGTAAAAGATGAACTAATATCTGAATATTGTAATTCTCTACCTGCCATAAGTTTCCTCTAATCTATTTATTAAGATACATTACTATCGATTAAGTTTACTTGATTGACAATAACTTGAAGCGCGTCTTCGTGGTCTGTAAAGTTCTTTAATCGCTCTGAATCCTTTAGTTCTAGCGAAACTTGTCTCTCAGCCGCAATAACCGCTTCTTTTTCTTGCTCTATTTCTATAAACGTTTTTACAGTAAAATTCTCTTCAGCTGCCACTTCTGGATTAAACGCTTTATTCCTTACTAAGGTCGTTGTTGGTTCCATTTTAATTTTATTATCTAAAACAGCAAAATAATCATTAGCTCCAGTTTCTGGTGGCCAAGGTATAACTACTACTGAATTTTTATCTCCCAAACCATTTCCACCATGAGATTTTGGAGCTGTCTCAGGAAAAGTGTTGTAAACTCCTGTACCATCTGTATCTACCGGTAAATATTGTTCGTACGGAACATAAACTACTTTAACAGTTTGTTCACCAACAGAAATTTCATCTCCTAATTGTAAATTATAGTTTTCCCAATTATACTCTTCTGTTTTATGAACTGAACTGAAACCACCAGTTTTAGCATTCAGAACTAATAACTCAGTATTACCAGTTAATGCGTGTGGAAAAGGTAATACAGGAAAATTTGGCATGACTATTGTTAAAAACGTCATTTTGTCGATGCCATCATTGTTAACAATGATTTCACCACTCGAACCTTGAAAACCTTGTTGCACACCTTGCTTAACTGTTTTAGTTGATATAGTATTACTGATATCTGGTTCTGGAACAGTAAAAAACCATTGCTGTTCTTGATCTAAATCGGTACTAAAGGGTTCCTCAGTAGATAAAACAGATGTATTTGTAACAAATGATACTGTTCGGACATCTCCTGCTGACTGTGAAGTAGATGCAGTATTAATCGCAACAATACTTCCCTGGTCGATATTAAAATCTCCCCAAGACCCTGTTGTCAGAATAACAGTATTACCTGACGATGATATAGCGTTAGCTTTACTAGCTAATAACTGTTTTCTTCTTAAAGTTATATCATTTAATATTTCTGCCGATGATATTTCCAGCGTGCTAATTAATGTTGTTAGTTCAGAATACTTTGTTGTTGATAAAGGTAAATTAGCAACTGCGCCATCAGAATCGACTGTTGTCAAAGTTATTTGATCTAGTTGCTTTTTTAAATCAATTAATTGAGTCTGTGTAATCTTATTAATTAATGTTTCGTATGTTAACAGTGCAGATAATTTTTCTTCTAATGTTTGCTCTTCACCGATTCTTGTAAAATCATCTAACAAAGAATTATAAGCCCACCCAATAGGCGCTTTCTGTGTTAACTCATAATAAATCCTTACATTAGCTTCAATAACTAGGCCACCCTCATTTGGTTCTTTTTGACCTCGAACTAAAATATCATCTTTCTTTTCTTCAGATGCCGTCGCTGTAACAACCGCAGAAGCTTCTGCTACAGTTAAACCTAAAAAATTAGCTAAAGTAATAATTGAATCCGTTGGACTTGGAGTACCTCCCGCAGGACCACCAGCTATGAAAGCAAAAGCAGTACCAGCTGGTAAAGCAGGAATACCTACAGCATCATCTAATCGCTTCTTAAACGCTGTAACACCACCTGGTTGTGGATCCAAGTACAGAATATAAACACCCGCACTTAATAAGAATTCAAAAATACCTAAAATATATGTTTGAAAGTCGTCAATAACTTGAGCAAACGCTTCTATGTCAGTTATTTTAGCATCTAACGATTCTATGAGTAAATCTATAGCTCGAGAAGACGGTTTAATGGATTCTGATAAAGCGTCCACTTGAGCTCTAATTCTATCAATTAATTCTCCAAACTGAGGTATGATGTCTATAATGGTAAGACTTTTAAAATCGGGGGCAAATGACGTCAAATCTGGTTCTTCTTGCTTATAACATTCTCCAACAATAGCTGACTTTGTTATTGAAGGTTTAACTATTTTAAAGTCGTCCGCAAGTTTTTCTGTCGTATCTTCAGGTAATCCAGCAACTTCTCTATTTGTCATGAAAATTTGTTTACCAGTCAACTCATCTCTAGTTACATGATTAGCCGGCGCATTATCTAAATATTCAGCCAATTGTATTGTATCACCAGGAAACATTATATTCCCACCAAATTTTAATGGTACATACGTAATTTTTTGTAATTGAACATTATATGTGTTTACGTCTACTAACTCTCCTGCAACCCCTCCTGAAACGGGACCAAGAAACTCTCTTAATGACTCTGCTGTAATGTCTGATATTTGTAATCCTATACCTTGACCAATTATCTGCCCAGGAATACCGCCTACTATATTTGCAATTAAACCAGAAGCTGAAGAACCAACTCTCCTAGATTGATACTGCGCTACTGAATGTAAAAATATATTAACATAATCTATGGGATACTGCGATACTAATTCTTTTTGGATCACTTGACGTACGGTTGATTCAACTTTTGTGATTTTACCTACGGTAGCATGTCCAGGACCATTTCTTCTAATATATTGTCCAACTTCAAAACTTGCTGGTGTTGCGCCGTTATTATTAAAAATTTCTTCTCCACCTGCATCTAACATAACTCCACAAACATTTTTAAGTGTTATTGTTTGTGGTTTAGGTGTATACAACGCCGCCAGATCATCTCCTAAAGCCTTTAAACTATCAATCTCAAATATTTTAGCTAGAGGTCCAATTAAATCGGGCATGTCACTTGGACTATCACTAGCAGCAATCACAATAACACCAGCCATTTCCGCAGCATCCTCGCCTGGGAATACAGGCCTCTCTAAATCTCCCTTATCGTCAAACGCCAACTTTAATTCGTCAATGCATTGCTGCGGAGACATTACCGGTATGCCGTCATATCCTATTGTTGGTTTACTACTGTCCTGAGATGCATCTGATTTTATGGGTTGAGGAACCGTTACACCTATTTGTGTTAAGCCTAAATTTAAGTTTTCTTGAGTAACGGTACTGCCAGCTTTATCAGTTCCTGTATGTAAACCTGTTGCATTTTCTACTGGTGATTTAATTGGTAATAATTCACCAGCATCAGTTCGATAAGCAGGAACTAAATCTGTAGCTGTATTTTTATATGATCCAGCATTAGGACTATTTGGATCTGATGATATAGTCCAAGGGTCAATATTAATAAAATAATATCCTAAATTTTCATAGGCGGTTAATGTATCTTGTATATCAGATATAAAACCTTGAATACCACTTAAAATAATATTGATTTCAGATAAATTTAAAGCCTTAGCTGCTTCATAGCTAGTTTTAGCTGCTAGCATATAAGACTTATTAACCTCTTGAGCACTTTTGATGGCAGCGAGTGCTCCTGTAAGAGTACTCGCTAATTTTTCATTTTCTCCACCAGTTAATACTGATTGCCATTGATCAGCCATCTTTATCTGCCTTTGGTTTTAGTACTTTTAATTCTTTATAAAATCGTGCTTGCAATTCTAAAATCTTTTTCATCTTATCTAAAATATCCAATGCCATGCTAGTCTTAGGTTGAAAAGGCTGCCAAGCGTCTACTTTTTTATCATCATCATGTTGGGTCTGTGTCGTCATATATTTGCTTCAATCGTCCGTTAAGCATTTCATAAAAATTTCGAAATTCTGCTAATTGCTCATTTGGGAATGTCAAAATTTCTAACTTTTTATTAAAATCGTTAATTGGATGATTACCTTCCAAATTAAAATTTATTAGATTATATGTGTATGTGCCGTAAGGTGTTACATTAGCAAACTTTGTACTAATATCAAAAGAATTAGCTGTTATTGATGTGTTCGTTAAGTGATAATTATCCAACTTATGACCAGGGACATATCTTGTGTCCCAAAAATATTTAGCGTTTAATGCTGTATTACTAGAGATAGCATTTAAGGACTTAGGTTCATACACAGGATGCCCAATTCGATGCTCTACCAAATCATAACGATCTGAAAACATGGGTAAAATATTAACCAATGGATCCCTAAGATACGCATAAACTCCAACATATCTTCCAAATACGACATTATTAGCATGATAAGCAATATATCTTAAAGGCTCAGTAGAACCATCGTTTGTGTACCACGTTGAAAATGTATTATGAGTGACATTAGCCATAATACCGGAACCACCTTCTGCCCAAACATATGAATTTACATAACCTGTAAATCGGGGATTATTAGTTTGTTCATACTTACTCCCAACTGTTTGTGAATTATCTCGTTGAGTAGAATACGGTAATGTAAATACCTCTGCTCCAGGTTCTTGATCTAAACGTGTACCTGACACGAATAATTTAACTTCCCATGGTGAACTCATTGAACCTATTCTCGTGTCAACATACTCAGAATTTTTAACTGATATTTTTAACTTCGTGACACCGTTTTCAGTATGAACAAGATCCATAAAATCATCTGTGGCAGATTGATATATGCTTTTATAAGTATCCCAAAAAGTTGAATTAACAAAAACATCAGAATCTACTCCACCATCATTTAATCCTGCTATATTAAAAGATAATGTCGATAAAGAAGAACCGCCTTTTCCTAAAGTAACAGTTAAATATTCGTCATAGATAGTTTGTGTACCTTGATAAAATAATCCTTCACCTTGATAAGCCGTACTATAAGATCCAGTATAATATCCAGTATATTGTGTGCCGGTTGTAAAAGCTGAAGAATAAGCAACTGTTACAGCAGCAGAAAAACTATCACCAAAACCTGCTGAATAATAAGCAGTATATACATTCGTATCAGTTATAGGTGTTCCAGAATAAAAGTTACCAGCACCATCTGAATATACTGGTGTATAAGAACCTGTAGTTCCAGAATAATAACTAATGTAACCTGCAGAATACATTGCTGCATCAAACCCTTGTGAATATATCGACTCAAAACCTGCAGAATATATTCCTTGATAAGATCCAGAATATGTTCCAGAATAAGCGCCACTATAAAACGATGCTACATATCTTCCAGGAATGCCTTCTACAGCTCCTTTTAAATTTCCTCTAAATTGAATTTGTGACAAATTTAAAGCTGTAGGAATAAAATTTAAATTACTTGATACAATTATTTCTGTTTCTGCAGTAAAATTTGTTGGATCATTTAACACAGGATAAGCTGGTGCTGCTAATGATAATGTAAACGTGTTGCTTAATGTTGAAGCATCACCATAACCCATTTGTATCATACCACTTCGGCCAGTTTTAAAAGAAAGAATCTCAGCTTCGGTATAAGTTTCTGGAGGATAATTATAATCGCTATTATATCCACCAGTAGCAACGTAAGTGTTAGAAGCACCTACTGATTCAAGCACCATTGTATTTGCCATAGTATTAGCAAAATTTCGATACTTGTATTGTGGTGTATCAGTCCCAGTTAATGAATTCCAATTAGTGTTACCCGCAATTTTAGTAAGATAAAAAGCATCATAAGGATTTTCCAACATAGAATCACAATACATAGACTTACAATACTGCTTCAACCAGGTACCTAAATTCCCACCCCAATCATTAGCTCCATAAGGTGCAGTAGTATTTCCAGTTACTGAATCTGTTGTATGATCTCCTAATGTAATTGATCCTCCTGAATAACCTGATTCCAGTCGAATTTCATTCTGTCCACGTATGGCTGAATACACTAAGTTCATCATAAAAGCACCTATTATAGGATCGCCATCAACTATAGGTGATGCTTTCTCAAGTTTAAATGTTACATTCCAATAAGGTACAGAAGAGGTATAATGATTCGTACATGTTAATGTAACTACAGTTTTATATCTTTGCCATTTTACATAACCAGATTCATCATTAGTAACTACATAATGATAAAAATTCTTCGTCGCTGAATTTGATCCAGAAGTGGGTGGATTTGGATTAGTGGGTGGAGTTGGAAAATTGTTCGCAGTAGAGCCTGGTAAGGAAAAGTAAAATGAATCTCTTGTATCTGTACCTTGTCCAGCATAAATTTTAAACGTTGGACCAGTTGGAGTTGATCCATAAGATCCACCTGGATATACCATATTTGAAAAATCAAGACCTCTTGCATTTACTTCAAAATACATAGCAGTCATACTTTGACTACTCGAAGTTGTAGTATGCCACGTAAACCACCAATTACCGGCGCCTTTAATATTCGCCTCATTAAACAAAGTATTATGTGTAAAAACTGGTTTGGCACTTAAAGCAGTCCCTGCTGTATTTGGTTGACCAACATAACTACCACCTGATTCACTTGGTACTACTATCGTATTAAAATCCTTACCAGTCCAATCATGTGGGTGTGTAAGTTCATTTGTGAAAGAGAATAAATTAAAAATACTCCAATTAAAACCATCCCATAAATCCGCATTAGGAGAAGTATATACATCATATAAAAAGTTTTTCATTCTTCTTACGTTGTCGTAAATTCGGATCTTAGTATAATCTGATTCTGGATGATTGGCAGCAAACGTTGCGGCGTTAGCAGAAGTATCATTCATACTATAACGACCAAATGGTAAATTACCTAAATGCGTAAAAGTTGTTTGAGAATACTTACTTCTATTAGGATGTGTTCCGGAACCACTATCAGAAAGAGCACCATTTACGGAAACTGCTAAATGGTTTGAAGGTTCTTTAAAAAACTTTGCAGTTTGATTCACTTCAAAATTATAAATATCCGCTGTTGAAGAATTTGAAGCACTAAAATTTAAATAATTTCCAAAAAAAGCATCATTAGCATAAAGGGTAGCTGTTATTGATGTAGTAGTATAATTATTTACTTCACCATTTGCAGTTCGTACTATATTAGCGTGCCATTTACCAACATCTCCAAGCATTTGTGGTTGTATATTACCATAATCTCCACTTTCAACAGCTGGTACAAAAGGATTAATACCAAAAGATGAATCATATGAGGGGTCTGATGTTCCTGTATAAGAATATCCATTTTTTAAAATTGCTGTATCAAGTCCTGTAATAGAAACTTTATCAGATTGTCCAAAAATAGTATTAGCAGACCCATTCCAACTACTACCCAAAACAACTAAAAACTTTTCATCAGAATAAGTTAACATTTTCTGTGATGAAGCACCTGCCGAATTACTAAAATCACTATCTGTAAATGAACCAGAATTATCACCTACAGGTAACCAATCAGTGTTGACTTGAGTACCAGGAGATACTACAACAGCAATTGCAAATAAACTATCTTCAGCTCCATGAAAATCAGATATACGACGTTTAACAAATAATGTGGAATTAATAGTTGGTGCGAATTCCTGAAAACCAATTTTTTTCTCAATAGCGCCTGTACCATCTAGTGTTCGAATCGCTGATTTAATTGTTGCAGTTGTCAAACTATTATTTGAAAAGCTCGATAACTGATTAATTAAGTATGCTGTTTTGATACCAGCGCCCAATTTACTACCATCTATTAATGAATCATTAAAATTTTCACCTAGTGGTTCAGCTTCGAGCAAATGAGGATATTGCCATGTTTGATTAACTCCAATACTTGATCCGTTAGGAAAGGTGCTAGCAAGAGTTTGTACTCTATTAATATTAATTTTACGATATTTGGAGTTCCAAGAACCTTGGTTTTTAATAAGTTGAATTGATGCATCGACTCCTGTTGCATTTAAATCAAGGTGACCAAAATCAAAATCTGAACCTAAAGGTAAATTAACATTAGGGCCTATGACAGCATCCAAGTCTTCAAAATCAGCAGGTCCTAATAATTTACCAGTATACCTACTTGCAACTAAATAATAATTACCAAAATATGTACTAAATGTATTCGATGTACCATCAGGTTCTATTTTAGTAATAGTATCATTAACATCGGATGTTAAATTAAACGAATAAGTAGAGTCTGGATTATATAAAGTACTGAGAAATTTAACACCTAATCCAAATTGTGCATTAACATCTTTTTTAATTTTGACTTGATTAGAAGTAACAGAATCTCTTGTTACGATTACTTCGTTCTGAGGAAAAAAGGCAGCACTGTTAGCAATGTTGACTGTATTCTCAAAATATGAAAAAGGATTAGCTATTTGTGTGGGTGACGTAGAAAGAAATCCTCTTAAAAGATTTCTTTCCGCAGCTACCCATTCATAATGTTGAAAGAAGTTTACTGAGGATGTAAGATAAGAACCATTAGCAGCAATACTTGTTTGATTTTTTGAATTCTCTACTAAATCTTCTAAATTACCTGCTTCATACATTAATCCCTGTACTGCAGCTAAAGATTTATAAATGTCATTTCGAATAGAGGCAGCAAGAGCAGGCATCTCTGCTATTTTATCTCTTGTTTCTATTATCTTCTTTTTAATTTCTGACATTAAGTCACCGTTCCACTAAAAGGAGTAGGACCAGGAGCTGAACCTGTTATCACTATCTGTTTACAAAAAGTATCAATATTTTCACCTAAGGTTTTACCATACAATGAGCCCGAAGCAGCAGCTGCTCCATGTAAGGTTTTCATGCTCGAAATAAATCCAGTTAACCCACCCCCAGTAACAGGGGGTCCTATTTGATAAGTCGTCACTAATGTTAACATTGCAGTATTAATTTCATTTGCTATATTTAAGCCAACTAATTTTCCATCAGGTAATTGTTGTTTAAAAACCATACCAATTTTCTTATCTAATCCTGACATAGCAGGACAAGCTGCAAATTTACCTGCTCCTGCATTCATAACACCTTGAATATAATTATTTATTGCATCCGCAATGGTTTTACCTGCTAAATCTGCATCTGCATGAGCATATTTAAAACCATTTTTTAAAGCTGAGATGATACCGCTAGAATTTAAGGCCATTATCCACTAAACACTTTCTTTGACAAATGGTTGGTATATGGCGTTGAATCAGTCACTGGACCTGATGGACCAGTTCCTGTAGCATGTTGATGTCTCACAAAATCCTTTACAAATTTATTACCTAATATAATTGGTTCTTTTGATTTGTCTACCAAATAAACCTGCTGACCATCTATGGTTGCATTAGCCCCTTTAAATACGGCCGCGCCAGTTGCTTCAACATTAACTGTCCCTTTTGTTGTGGCTTCAATGGCGGAACCAGAATCCATCGTAATTTTACCTGCTGTCGCCTCCATACCAACATCGCCAGTAGTTGCTTCCACAGTAAAATTACCAGCACCTAACGCATGAGTTTCATTTCCTAAAGTAGTTTCAAAAGCGGTAGCTCCAGATCCAACAACTGCTTTAAAACCTTTAGTACCTAAAATCGAATTAATAGTTACATCGCCCAAATCATCTAAAGTAATCGAAGCACCAGCTCCTTTTAAACCATGATTTAAAACAATACCACCATCATCAGGTGAACCAGTTACAGGAATATTATTAATGCTGTTCATTTGTATTGTGCCAAATGTAGCTCGTACTAATTTAGCATTTGATTCAGTTAAATTAAGAGTAGCAGATAACGTAGGACGAACTTCTTCAATGGAAGATACTCCAGCCGTTTGATATAGAGTTTTGGTAGAAACGCGAACTTCTTTATCACCCGACATTGTTAATACATCTGCAGAATTTTCAGAAGCTCCAGTAACTCTTTGCTTTTCATTTCCTTCAACTGTTTTAACAAAATTCTTATACGTAAAGTTTATATTTTTAGCGGTGACATCAATGTCGCCTTGAGCCTTCAAAACAATATTCTTAGCAGTGCTGGTAATAGTACCACCAGATGATGTACTTGTAATATCACCTCTAACAGTATTCCATACTATATTTCCACCTGCTCCAACTCTAACATAGTAATCACCACCCACAGTATCAGTTTGATTAACGTGGAGTTGATAACTTCTATCTATGTTTGTATATTTTGATCTTTTTACTAACTGATGGTTGTGTCCATAAACTATATCATAAACATTATGAGCTGTTTTACTTACTTTTTTACCATCCGGATGTATTTCAGTAAAAGTACCAGCTCTATGATGCCAATTTAATCTTTCTGCACCTGGCGTGTCATCGATTTCAGTTATATGACCACTTTCAGATTGATGAACATGATTATAGGGGTATTGAGCATTATAAGGTGATACAGGTTCAGCCCATGTTGGAGGTTCTACAAAATCTTCTCCGATCTTAGAAGGTGGTTTAGCTTTTCTTTGATCGCCTACTCTAACATCATCTTTCCATTGAACTATTGTTGCACCTTCAAAATCCTCATTTTGTCTGATCTTAGCAGACTTATCTTTTGTACCTCTTGCCAACCGATTTGTAGTTGGTTCAAATAAGTAATGTTTATTAGGATAAGCAGGTCTAGCTGGTGCCCCTTCATCTCCATACTCAACTATTGTAGGACCAAAAGCTGGTAAGCTGGTTATAGCATCTACTGCATTTAAATTTACAGAATATGGCATTGTAGGCCACACTGTATCGGATGTAGTTTTATTAGGTATTAACTCACCATCTTCGTCTCGTGCATATGGTACTGATGTAACTGCTGGTCTTGGATCATTAAACCCTTCAGATGGTTTATTTAATTCTTCTGGAAAACCACCTAACGAACCTAATACAATTGGGTATTGAGCTTCTTCACCATCTTGGAAAAAACCAAGAACCCAACTACCTTCCACCAAACCTAAAGGCGTTTGTCCAACTTGTGTTTGAGCTGCTGATGTCGTAGGTTGCATTGGCATCGCCCAAGGTAAACTAGATGTTGGCATTCGTGATTTATCTTTAGTATGCCAACCAAGACATCTTATTTTAACCCGACCAAGGAAAAGGGGATCATTTCTATCTTCAACGACACCAACCCACCATATAAATTCCCTACCCATAAAATCATTTGGTACACTCATGATATAGACCTATTTCTTGTAACTTTACCTGCTCTTGTTAATCCTGTTAGAGCTTTAGCTTGAGCTACGGCTCTTTCTTCTTCAATCGAACTTGCACTCATTTCTGTTAATTCTTCTAATTGTGCACCTGGAACTGATACATTCAACGAATCTTTAGATAATTCTAAATGAGTTGAATAAGTGCCACCTTCTCCAGAAATATTAACGAAAACGTGTCTTGCTTGAGTAATAATAAATTTACCAGAATAAAATAAATGTTGATCTACTCTTTGAGCACCTTGAAAATTTTCTGGTGCTTCACTCGGTAATTTAAATTCTACCATCTGACCAACGTGTCTCTCAGAATTACCTTTGATGCGAATACCTAATTTAATATTTTGCATCTGTTGCAATTGTGATTTTCTTTGTAGAAATGATATCTCTAAGTTGTCAGGTAAAATTCCTCTTTCTGTTGGACCACCTGCTATTTTATCATTTGTAGTATAGTCACTATTATGATTAAATCGTGTTGGTTTTAAATAAAGTTTCTGTCTTGGATTGTACAATAAATCATTTTGTTCACTGCACAATTTACCTGGTGCTAAGTGAGTAGCCAGATCTTCTAATTCAGCATCTAATTTTTCTTGTTTATTTTCAGCACCAGCAGGAATCACATCTGTTCTACCTGTTGTTCTATCCAAAGCTGTTTGAGGTTTTGAAATACTTTCCGGTGATTTAGGAATATAATTATACTCAATCTCTTTGAAGGATTGTTTAATCATGTCATAAGTAACTAATTTAGATGAATACATACCTTCATCTAAATTTTCTAAAACATCAAAAGTTTTCACGATTTCAAACATTTCAACAGCATTCATACTATCTTCTAAAGTCTCTTGATGATCCTTAGCTGTCGCTTTTGGTGCATAAACTAAAGTTTGTTGAACATCGGATGTTAACAGTTTTTCAAGACTAGCAAACTCAAAACTATCCATCGTTTCATAAAATAGAAAAGTTGCACCTTGTCTATCAACAGGGTTCTGGTTTCTTGCAGTGGGTTCAGGTGGCATAGAAATTGCTTTTTTCCCTATCATATTAATGGCTTGATAAGGGGACATAGCTGGAATACAAAACGAATGTTTAAAACGTGTATGTTCTATGTTAATGTCTTTTTCAAAATCATCAGCAGGGGCAGGTATAACAGATCTGTTCTGAATAAACTCTTCATATATTTGCTTTGTTATTTCTGAAATCTTTAAATTCTGATAACCTTTTTGAACTCTAGCTTTTCTATTTCGAAAGTAGGTGTCTGATACAAAATAAAGCGTATACAGTTTACCTTTATCTGTATTAGTTTTGGCTGGCTGAGAAACTTTATAAATTTTAAACTTACCTTTAATTTCAAAATCAAGCTCTGGTACAACTTCTGTACTTCTTGTGCCTCTAAATTCACCTGTACCTAATGTGACAAAAAGCGTTTCTTCTCCTATAATAGGAATCAACTCCATAAAACCACCAGCATCAAGGATCGTAATATTCCCTGCAATAAAGGGAGAGAAAATTGATTCAGTAAATTCTATCTGAACCCATGATGGTGCTAAATCAATTTCAGCATCAGCATTAGGGGTAGAGAGTTTGATGTACTTATATTCAAACTGTTTGTTTTGAGGACGACTTGCTGATTGTGTTGCCATTTCACTTCGTTTGCTTAGTTACAGTTTTAAATTCATTGTAAACGTCTTGGACATATACATCTTCTAGTAAATCTATTTCTCTAAATGTTTCATTTTCACCATATTCCCAATCATATGTCGTTATTATTTTTTTATCTATATCAGGTGCTGTAACTTGATACGTATCAAAATCTACTTCTACAATACCTGTTTGTTCCCCTTTAGAATTTCGTACTATCTTTTCATAATGATGTATTTCTTCTTTTGCTACAGAAACTGATCCATATTTTCGTTTTAAATATTTTGTGAAGGCTTTGTTTGATTTTGGCCACTGAGCTATTGGATCAATTATATTATTAACTAGATAAATTAACCATGTGTATTTCACATGACCATAATAATTATATGAAATTACATCAGCTCGTTCATTATCACCAACTGAATACTTGTAATAAATTAAGGTTTGATCAAGAACTTCGTCAGAGAAATTCATTTTCATGAAAATATTTTTAGCAATCAATTCTTTTGGAGCTAACTTACCTTCAATATCATATGATAATGTTGGCATAAATGTGAAATAATTTGACATTAATATCCTGAATCTTGTCCGTTATCTGCTCTAACTTTATTAGCGGTAAGCAGATGTATTTCTTGAAAGCTAAGATCAAGTTTAGTATGAAACGGTTCACCGTTATCAAAGAACTGAGGTATCCCTGATCCACCATAATCTACAGCGATGTCCGTACAAACACAACGACCTATTCTGAACAATTTTTTAGTACGGTCTTGAATTTGTCCAAAAGGATCTTCTAAAATATAAAATTTGATCTCCCACTGCCTTGGATAACCTAAGAAATAAGATATAGCATTTGGAGTACCAGCATTGAGTTCTTCAGCTAATGAAGCAACTTTAAATGCGGTTACAATCTTTCTAATAGTTTTTGCTTCATGTTTATTTCTCGGTATAAGATCAAAACTAAAACTAAATTTCCGAAAATCACCTGGACCTTCAAAAAACACACTAATAAATGGGTTACGAGCTATTCCTGCACCTACTGACAACGCTTTTGCTATATCAGATTTTTTCATAGCTGATTCTGCAATCTTCCGTCCTGCTGCAGACATAAAATTTTCTGTAACTTGTGAACCAATCGTTTTCATATAAGTTTCAGCACTAAATTCAGCCCCACCTTCTAAAGCCTGCTGATTTATTTGTTTAGATGCTTCTTGACCAGCCGATATTAACTGACGATAACCTTCCATAGTTGCATACTTTGAAGCATAATTAGTCTTCAGAGCTCCTGGTGGAATATATAATGCAATAGAAGTGTCTGGTGATGTCGATGCTGCAACTCCATCAACGATATTTGCTTTATAAGCGTCAAATATCATATAGTTTTGTTCTGCACCTACAGAAGAACCCAAATCGTCGGGGTATTTGTAAGAGGTTGCCCTAAAGACATCTTGGTTTTGTGTTGGTCGAGCCATTTAGTTCCTAAGTAATGTATAAATATTTATATGGCATATAAAGGTAAGTATAAAGTCATTAACGGTCAAAAATATAAAGGCGACTGTACCAAAGTTATTTATCGAAGTTTGTGGGAGCGCAGATTTATGATTTATTGTGATACTAACTCTAGTATTTTAAGGTGGTCAAGCGAAGAAATTGTTATTCCTTATAAAGCGCCTATCGAAAGGAAAACTCGACGATACTACCCTGACTTTTATATAGAAGTTAAACGATCTGACGGTAAAAAAGATAACATAGTTGTAGAAGTAAAACCAAAGAAACAAACACAAGCGCCAAAAGTCCAAAAAACTAAAACAAAGCGATATTTACGAGAAGTAAAAACGTGGGGTATTAACTCAGCCAAATGGAAAGCAGCAGTAAAATATTGCAAACAACGAAATTGGCGATTTTTAATTTTAACCGAAGATCAATTACTATCGAACTATAAACCTCTATGAAATTTCTCAATCAAATCACAAATACCAATTTAGGTGATTTTAATTACGATACTACGTCTGCAATTCGCTGGATGATGCAACGTATTGGTGATTTAAAAATGACGTACAATAAGCCAATGTCGCAATCTAGATTGTTGACTGCGGGTGATCAGCATAATCGTCCAATGTTAGGAAGAATGTACCTGTATCGGTATGCGCCTAAAACACGAGCGAAATTACCATATTATGATACTTTTCCTTTAACTATTCCGTTTAGAATAAAGGGAAATCGTATGTACGGTCTCAACTTTCATTACCTGGACCTAAATACTCGAAGACGTCTATTTTCTAATATAATAGATGGAGGTTATACTAGTGGAGATGGTCTCGAAGAAAGAGCATTTAATTTTTCATATAAAAGAATTAAAGGTAATCGTCTTTTTGCAGCCATGCCACCAACCATACATCAATATGATCTGCGAAGACTTAGATCACCATTGATTCAGATTGACGCTAAAGAATGGCCTTTAGCCTTGTATTTGCCAGTAGAGGCATTTAAAAAAGAAAGTAAGTCAACTGTATGGAAAGAAAGTTTAAGTAGGATGATTTAATGGCAGGCAACCCACACCAAGATCCAGTTTCACCTTTTTCAATTTCACACTTTACTAGTGTGATTAACAAGCACCAAGGTTTATCTGCTGGCAATAAGTATGCTATCTACTTGAACGTACCAAAGAAAATCCCGAAATCGTTACAACCTAAAGCACTAAACTTAATGGCAGAAAATTTAACTTTGCCAAGTAGAGCTATTGGAACTGCAGATTTCAAAACGAATGGGCCAATCAGAAAAATAGCACGAGAATCCATTTATGGTGAAATGACAGTCGAATTTATTTTGATGGCTGATTTTGGAGCGAAAACGTTTTTTGATGCTTGGATGATATTAGCTCAAAACGACAGAACATATAATGTAGGTTATTATGATGATTATATCGGCGATTTATACTTTTGTGCAATTGCTGCGCATCAAGAGCCACCCACGTGGCCTTTAGATCCAGAAAAATACTATTCAGTGAAGGTTGAAGAAATATTTCCAATTACTGTAGCAGAACTAGGGTTTGCTTATAGTAATACTAATCAATATTTAAAATGTCAGGTTACATTTACATATCGTCGATGGATTAATTTAAAGCTAATAAATACTAATGGAAATCCTGAATCGAATTACATAGACATATACAAAGCTTGAAAATATTATGAAAGGTTATTATGGCCCTACCCAAACTAGTCGTACCAGAATACGACATTGATTTAAAATCTATAGATCAACCTATTAAGTACCGACCATTCTTAGTTAAAGAAGAAAAAATCTTATTGATGGCTTTAGAAACCCAAGATCAGGGTGCTATGGCTGATGCAATGAAAAGAATTATCAAAAACTGTGTTATTGATCCAACTAATCTTAAAGTAGATCAATTGCCAATGTTTGATGTCGAATTGTTATTTCTCAACATTCGCGCTAGATCAGTTAGTGATGTTATTAAATTAAACATGAAGCACACTGAGGAAGAAAATTTAGAATGTAAGGGAGAGCAAGAGGTTGAGATCAACATTGATAAGATTGAACTTGATTATCCTGAAGACCATACAACTAAAATTATGTTAACTGATGATGTGGGTGTTGAGATGCGATATCCTACGTTTAAAAGCGTCGGTATGATGGATAAAATCGTCAATAACACCGATGCAACATATAAAATGATTACTTCATCCATTAAGTTAATATTTGATGAAGACGCCACGTATGAACGTAATACGCATACGGACAAAGAATTTGAAGATTTTGTTTCTTCTCTAAATACATTACAATTTCAAAAGTTAGTGACCTTCTTTCAGGAAATGCCATCCTTAAAACATGAAGTGGTATGGACTTGTCCATTATGTAAAAAGTCAGAGACGACTACGGTTGCAGGCCTGCAGAATTTTTTTTTATCTGCATGAGCCATAATAGTTTGGCAAATTACTATCAAGTAAATTTTAACCTACTGCAACATCATAAATACTCTTTGGAAGAGATTGAAAATATGATTCCATTTGAACGTACCATTTATGTTCAGATGTTAAGTGCGTGGATTGAAGAAGAAAACGATAGAATACGACAACAGCAACAGCAACAGAAGGGCCATTAAGAATGGCAGACGAACAAACGATAAGTTTAAACGCCTTAAATCAAAAAATGGCAGACGGTAATTCCATAACTCTTGGTGTTGCCAAAAACCTTGATGAGCAGAAGACGATTTTAAAAGATGCGTTGGATGTTGCTAAAGGCA